TAACCGCCGTGCGCTTATCGACCTCTATTAGTGTCGTGAGGATCCAAACCACAAGAGAAAGAGCCACGCCCCCAAAACCAATAACACCGGCTTTAACCAAGGTCTTTTCATCTAGCATTTCCATCTCCGACGCGCCGCGCAAATACGCTTCTTTGGCGTCTTCTTACAGCTAATGTTATGCATTTTCATTTGGCCCTTGGACCGCGAACAGTAAGACGTTCGTCTCTTACCACCACCGGGCTGGGGAGCTTTCAGCTTTGACCCTGTCGCCCGGTTGTATTTAGCACGGCCCTTGGCCGTGAGTCCTGCGCCCTTGGAGGCGGGCAGCTTCTCGCCGCGTTTAACGGAAAGACTAACAGATTTTTTCTTTTTTTTCGCCGCCATTACCTACCCCCCAACTGAACAAATACAGTTATTGAAGTGTTGTCTGGTAAGCTGGCATACATTCCATTTTCAAAAATGATCCCATCCCCCGGTATCTCCATACCAAAAGTTCCAGCGGCCTTCTCGTCCACCTCTATAACAACATCACCAGATGCGGCAGAGTCGTTGTCATACAAAATGATATGCCCAGATGTTCCTGTATCGTGATTTACAATAAAACCCTTAAAACGCCCCCGGCAGTCCGCAAGGACGCCGGAAGCATGTAAGTGTTTAGATATGACCTCGTTGCCAGCCATTAACCAAAGAAACCCGTGATGGAGTCTATGTTGGTCAGCGTAACGTGACACTCATCATCGAAGATAATTCCGTGATCCGGGATTGTTATCTGATTATCATCAGAGGTATGAAACACCATAGACAGCAACGTCGCACCACCGCTGGCATTTTTAAAAACAACAGCCGGAGAACCACTAGACGCGGTTTTTACGTAAAACGCTTTCAGGCGTGTTCTTCCACCCAGCAACGTACCCGTGGCAGTGGCAGTCTTAGTTGTAATAGAAGCAGCCATAGTGCCCTCCTATTAAGCAAGGTTGTTGTTTTGCTGATACAGAATTGTAAAACGAACAAGACCTGCATTTGTCGAAGCAGAAGAAGTTACAGTAAGACGAATGTCCGTTGTACCAGTGTCCTGCCAAGCCAATGCTGCGCCAGCTTGGGTTGTCGGATACTTCCGGCCAGCAGTTGTGCCACTTGCAAATGTGTTCAGAACTGTAGCCGCTCCACCCACAGTATCTCCGACACTCAGGTTGGTTGTGGTATTGGCTGCGGTGATTACATCAATCACGCAGTCAATGATCTGAGAGTTTGCTGGAATAACAACATCTGTAACGGATGCGGCAAGAGCGCCCCCGGAAAGATCTGCTGAAAAAGTCTGAGCCATAACAACTTGACCAACATTAGCAATGTTGCTGCCGAGTGTTGTGCCGGTAGTGTTTTTAATGGTTCCGGCCTTAATAGGACCAGAAAAAGTAGTTGTAGCCATTTAGATCTCCTGTCGTGGCTAGTGTCAGATCCACAATGAATCTGTCAGGGACTTATGCATAGTACCCTAAAAAAAAGGGGGCCGCAATCGCGGCCCCCAGTGGGGAGGATTTTTGTGACCTTACGCGGCGCCGGGTGAACCAAACACACAACGTGGGTCAGAGAAGCCGAAGCTGTAACGCTCACGAGCCTTGAACCGCATGTTGCCGGTATCGAAATCCGGATCCATGTTGGTTGCAAGCGGCATACGCTCGAAGTGCTTCAGGCCGTTAGGTGCATCCGTCTTGATGAAGAACGCATCTGTGTCGGTCAGGTAGTCGTTGACTACGTAGCCTTCTGGAAGCATGCCCATGCTCTTGAGGGCGTTAACATCGTTGTCAGCAGTGCCGACGCGGAGGTTAGACACCATCAGGCGCTCTGCTACAAACTGAAGCTGGCGTGGAACGATCAGCTTCATGCCACGAAGGGCAATGACAAGGCCACGCTCATCGACGAAACCAGCGATGCTGATCAGTGCGTCTTCGAGAGAAGTCTCGTTCAGGTCTGCGGCAGTACCCGGCTCGTTGGCAAAAGTGCCACCGTTTGTCAGCGGGTGTGAAGCATCGCAAAGTGCCACACCGTCACCACCGGCAGTTGCGCCTGCGGTAAACGCAGAGTTAAGAACAGAAGCTGCCTTAACCTGCTTGGTGTGCGCCATTGAACGTGCCAGAGCACGAGTGTAGCGAGATGCTAGGCGGTCGTAGAGATTGTCTTCTACAGCTTCCTCTGTGATCGAGAAACCCATAGCAACAGTCTCGTGCGTATACCGTGCGGTATACGCCTCTTGAGCGTCATCGAACGAGATACCAGCACCTTCGTTCTTAACCGGTGCGGCTCCGAATCCAGACAACATAACCTCTTCCTCGAATGCCCGATCTGATGCCTCGGTGTCGAAGATTTCGGAATGCTGACCCTCGTAGCGATTGTACTCCATACCAAAGAGGGCATTGAGGCCAGGCTCAAGCTCTTTAGCGAGTTGTGCGCGAGAAATAGCCATAACTAACTACCCTCCTTACGATGCTGCCGCTTCTGAGTCAGCGCCCAGAAGTGCATGGTTGTTGATCATTACAATCATCGGAATGCCAGCGGCAGCGAAGTCTTCATTCTCAACGTCGGCTTGAATGCCCACAATCTTCAAAGGAAGAGATGTGTTGCTTGAGTCGAGAGTGGCGACATCCATTTTAGCACTGGAGTTACCGGTGGTTGTGCTGCCGCTTGCACCGCTATCAAGCTGAGTGTTCTCAAAGATAGAAGCGATTGCAGTAGCGCGATCTGTGAAAGTAGCGTCTGTAGCAATTATGAAACGCTGCATCGGGTTGTCGTACACGTGTCCGATAATATCGAAGTTTGTGTCGGCGCCCGAACCAGGCCAGTAATTGGAAAAGACCTTCTTACCAGTAGTGGAAGAAACATACTCACAGCCAGCGAACACACCTACGTATTTAACAGTGTCACCGGTAGCAGAACCAATGGCGATTTCACCACCATTTACAGCTTTAACCGGAGAACCCTGATAAATCGCGGAAGCACCACTGTCGATGAAGTATGCATTAGTACCGGAAGTAGCTGGAGTGCTACCTGCGGTATTGATCGGCTTTAGACCGAATGCAACATTGGCGTTTGCCATCTGTTCACCTCACAGGTTATTCGGGGGAGTTTTTCCCGCCGAAGGTTACACGACTTTTCCTATCGTTGTGGATAGGCATCGAGGGATGTTGTTCCCTCATAAGGTTTTCATCAACGGCTTTCATTTGATTGCGGGTCTGCTCCCGATAGTATTCAGTTCTTTCCTCGACCGTTTCTTCAGGAATACGGCACAGCATAAGACCGCCGACACCGATAACTCCTGCATTCTTCCCCTCTTGGATCACTGGATAGCGATCTCCCATGTCGGGATACTCGTCAGCACGTACTGGTTCCCAGCCTTCACGCAACTTAGAGTGTACGTTAGTCAGGTCATCCTCGCCCCGAAGCGCGGTTCGAACCCAACGATGCTTAAAACCGATTGGTGCATCAGGTGCATCCAACTTGGATGGGGGTGCCCAGGGCTTGCGCCGCTGAGTGTTTGCGCGACTCTTTGCTTCGCGTGTAGTTCTTTCAGCCATTTCTTACTCCTTTACGTACTTGGCATATTCCTCGAGCGGAACATTCAATCGTTTCGCAATCGCAATCTGCGATGGAGTCAGTTTGACTGTTCTGCGCCCCTTTGACGACGACTTGGAAGCCGTGGACCCAGCAGAAGCGACTCTGGGTCCGGTATCGCGTTTTGTCTCCGCAAACTTGTGCGGGAACTCTGTGCGAACACGTTTATCAAGCTCACTATAATACTCATCTGACGTGGGGTCAAACCCCTCGGCTTCGATAAGTTGCCGATGAATACCAAAAGCTGCGTATGTCATGGTCTGGTCGTTGCCAAACCAATCATTCTTAGACGCCCACGCCTCGGCCTTCGGATCAGGCTGCTGCTGCGGTGCGGGCTGTTGTTGTACAGGCTCTGCCTCAGCCGGCTGTTGCTGTCGCTCTTCGTTGCGGCGCTTGGCTTCCTGATAACGAGCCTGCTCTAAGGCAATCTGACTGATCCGCTGCTGTGCCTCAAACATCCCATCGGCGTCACCTTCTTCGTACGCTTTGCGGTATGTTTCCTTGGCTGCGGCAGCGTCTGCCTCAACGCGGCTACCAAACTCACCCACGTAAGACTGATCTAACTTATCCAGTCGAGTGCGAAGCTCATCATTCTGCTTTTTGACCGCCTCGGCATACTCTATCGCGGCCTGCCGCTGACGCTCTTCTTCACGAAATCTGTTTGTTAGCTTCGATATCCGCTTTTGAACGGACTCTGAATACTGCTCTAACTCGTCTTCCTTGCCTTCCGAGTCAGCCGCCTCTTGCTCTGCTTCAGGCTGCTCCTCTACCGGCTCGACCTCAATATCCTCGGTCTCAGGAATTTCTACGTCCTGCTCTTCTGCGAGATTATTCTGCATACTATGCTCCGTATGTCTTGATATCGTCTGGATCGACGATTGTTGCAATGACCTCATCGTCATTGATGATGCGAACCTCGCCACCTTCTATCTGGAAGCGCGATCCGGCGTAGCGACCAATACAAACCCAGTCGCCCTCTTTGCACCACGGTTCGAACCCTTCACCAAACTTATCTTCATCTAAGTAGGCAAGCGGGCCAACCTTCACCACATATGCCACAACAGTGGCACGTGCTTCTCGGTCCTTGGCTTGATCGGGAACGTATACCCCGCCCTCAGTCTTGTCCTTGCCTTTGTACGGCATAACAAGAACTCGCCAACCGGTCGGTTGAGGAACTCTTTCTAGGGCGGTTTTTTTAGAGGCTTCTTCTTCAGCTTTTTTCTTGGCTTGCTGCTGCCGGAGAACGTGATCAGGGACTAGAAGCGTCGTCATAATTCACCTTTTTTAGCAGGGTGCGTAACTCTTCTAGCGCATAAGTGATCCCCTGAATCTCACTTACCATAGCACGATATGATTCCATATCAGATGCGCCACCGCTAGTCAGGGAGATGCTAATATCATCTACCCGGTTTTGCAAGGTTTTCTGATACCTTGATAGAAAATCTACGATATCCATTACATGATCTCAGTAATCGGACCGCCGACCTCGAAAGATGAACACGAATTACTCGCCGCGCAAACAAACTTCAGAAGCTGACAGTATCCAGTTTCTCCAGAGTCATCTTGCATACATGATTGCATCTGCGGAGATATATTATAGTAAGCACACACACCACATGACGACTCAGGATTGATAGCAGGCCCATACTGATGCTCTTTAATCGCTAGGCGTTGGTTCTCTTCGTTTGTTTCGACATCCTGAGTTGCAACGGGGCAAGAGCCGTCATCACCGCCGCCGTTGACCATCTGATCAACAGGGATGCCGTCTTGAATCTCTTTTGCCAGATCTAACCCGTCTGGAATTAGTTTAATTTCAATTTTCATAGCTGTGTACCCGTCGGGAATCTAATCATGTCATCTATTGAAGGAACACCACCAAACTCTAAAAATGTTTGCGGCAAAAGCGCTTCGTCTGGAGTGCTGTACAATCCAGCCCCAACAGGTTCAAGGGCCAGCATTCTATCCCTATCCGGGTTAACAAGGTCGGCGAACCTTACTTCATTTTGGAAACGTCGGTTCATGTCTTCTGGGACCATGTTGCCTGTCGGCTGATTCGCGAAGAAAAACGGATTGTCCGGGGTCAGCGGAATGTAGTCACCCGTGACCTCTGCGGCGGTGACGGGGATTTCTGGCCTGGAAATGTTAGATAGAATAGTATCTATGGGAGTAGCGGGGGTAGCTAAATCGCTTCCATCGTACAAATTTGGATTTACCACCTCTGGAAACGCCGGTTCGTCCACACGCTTAATAAAAATAGATCCCGATGGACGTTGATTCACGCGCGCACTCGTTGCCGGAACGTAAGACGGTCCAGCTTCCGTTGGGAACTGTGCACCCGGAACAGAAAGCTCACTTCCTCTGTCTGCAAAACGCAGCATCGGACCAACAATCGGCAGCATGCTAGCGATGCCTCGGTCCGGGCGCCTGTTTGGATCTCGGGTCACCGGGCCAAACCTAGTCAAAGATCCCTCGTCCAGCATACCACGAACCTGACCCCTGCTGTCCAAGGGGTTCATAAACTGGTCGTAAGCTAGATTGCGAACATTGGCGATGCCCTTTGTGCCAAGAGTATTTGTGTAGTCAATCTTGCTGGGATCAATTCCAAAAACACGACTAAAGAATCCCTCTCGGCCATACGGATTAGTAT